CTCTACTCAAGTATCATTTCTTCACCATCTTCCTCAACAAACGAGATATCTTCAACATTGGTAACGGTTTCACTCTTTCCGTTGTTAATTGCAATCTCATTCAACTTCTTGAGGAGTTCAGGGGCCCTATTCTTCTTGTACTCATCCTGTTCTTCCTTACTTGTTCCGATAATTCCGATATCAGTACAAATGAAGTCGCCTTCGTATGTTACATTAAATGGGCTCGGAAGCTGATTTTTCAAGACTTTTACTTTTGTCTGAATAGCATAGTTATAAGTCAATCCCTTTGATATTGCTGATAACCTCTTGACAGATGCTTTAAGCTGCCCACCAACGAGAATTATCAAGCGGCTTCTGTAAGTGATAGACTTTCCTCCCTTCATTTCAAGACTTGGAGGTCCAACTGGATTTGATGTTGCATCAAGCCATACCTTATTTACTAATATAAGAGTATTTGTGTATTTTGCTGAAACCTTCCTTGATGATGGAATTGAACTATCCATGATTTCCTGGAATGCTGCTGAGATTGTACCAGCGTCAAACATAGGGTTTCCAACCTTACTATTATATGCCTTCAATCCACCAACACTTCCAACTGAATCCCATACAAAGACAAGACCCTGTTCAATGTCGCCATTTGCCTGATACTCCAAGAACTCATTAATTGAATAGACAATGTCCTCAATGATTGCCTTGCTCCTCTTCTTTGCCAATGTTTTACCTGTTGCATAATCCTTATCGCCATATCTATCAATGAGGATTGCATTGTTAAAGTAGAAGAATGGACCATCATACTCAATTATCCTATTCTCTGTAACCCAACTTACTTCTCCGGTAACTGGGTCTACTTTCTCAACCTGAACATCGCCATAAACAGGTTCTGCAACCATACCCATATCAATTGCATACTTGAAGTCGAAGTTATTCTCAGTATCATAAATTACTGGGATAAGACCCTGTCTCTGAGCAGCAACAATCGCATGGTTAATGAGTGTGGATTTTCCTGTATTTGAGTGGCCGCAGACAGTGGAAACATAACCTTGTGGAAATCCAGGTAACTTAAGTGCTTCCTGGAATGCCTTTGGCATAATCAGCCAATCAATAGGTTTATCAGCATTACTTGAACCCTGAATTTTACCCTTCTCAACTGAAACACCAAGACCCATCTTTGACTTAAGGTCTGCAATCGTAGATTTCTTCTTAATCGGTACTTTCTTTAATGGTTGTGCCATAATTAATTATCAAATTTTTTTGTTCTTATTATTTTAATTGCTTGCGGAGGAATATTATCCATTGTATAGACAGCATTTATCTGCCTTGGGTCCGCATAAAATTTTACATCATTGTTTAGTAATGAAACATCTATCTGAAGTAACGAAAAACCATTATTATTTTTACCTATTTTCTTATTATATTGAAAATCGTTAACAAATTCGTTAAAACCAAAGTCTGATAATGGCTGATAGAAACAATAAACTCTTCCTTCGTGTGAAAACTGCCATGTAGAATTTTTAGGAATAAGCCCCTTCTTCATAATTTTTTCAACTACATTGTTAGGGGCAATATGATAAATAACCCCACTTTTTTTAATATAGTCTGTTACGTCAATATCAAACTTCTTTTCATATTGAAGGATTATGAGGTCAGCTTTATTTAGGTATTTACGTTTATATGAACAAAAGTATCCCCACTTATTCATATACTTATCAATATTTTCCTTATTATATTCTGAATCTGGAACAAACACTAGGATTTCTTTTGTGTCATTATTTCCTTCAGCAATATTTATAAGGCCATTATACTTTGACTGACCAGCTTCAACTTGTGGTAAAAGCTTTGAATCAGTCGCTAAGTTAAATAACCTTGCAAGACATTCAACAACTTTTTCAATTGGGTATGTCCTAATCAGCCCTTCAGAAATAACATACTGGTCACCATTTAATCTAATAGTGTCCATTGTGTACATTTCAAATAATATTTTTCCGTCCTTCTTCATTGCTTACTTTTTCATGTCCTTATTATACAATGGATGGCCTATCTTCTTGAAATAACATTTTCTACACAATGAAACATACTTATCATCACCGCCAATTTCTACTTGTTCTCCGTCAGTAACAATTTCCTTGTTAGCATTAACCCTCGCATTGAATACTGTCTTGCAACCACAGTAGCAACTGGATTTTATTTCCTCAACTGAGTCAGCAATTTCAAAGAGACGTTTAGACCCCGGAAATAAGTGGCTCTGGAAGTCAGTCCTCAATCCATAGCAAATTATATTAACACCATACTTATCTGCTATTGCTGCAAGTTCTTCAACCTGACTTTCTGTAAGGAATTGTGCTTCATCAACAAGTATCCACTTAAAAAGGTCAACTCCCTGAAATGTTTCCTTATAATAATCAGAAACAATTTCAAAAATGTTATCAGAAGGGAGGACGCTTATACACTCCCTATCCCCTAAGGCACGAGAGTGTATAACGTTTTCCCCATCACGAGTGTCCACTGCACTTTTAAGTATTATAAAAGGAATGCAATGCTCCTGAAAATTATGTGCGGTAGCGAGAAGGTGGAGACTTTTCCCACTTCCCATGGTTCCATATTTAAAGATTATTTTTCCGTGACTCATAATTAAAATGGAAGACCGTCCTCGTCCTCTTCAATGCTTATTGAATTAATAAAGCCATCTTTCTTCTCAACAACTGGTTCTGGCTGAGCTTCAGGCATATCTTCAATAACGAGTTGTTTCTCGGCGGTAGCAATTTTATCATTTGCTTCCTTTACTTCGTCATTATGTACGCCATCAAACTCTTCCTTGTCAACCCAGATGTTATGTTCCTTATCAAACCAAGGGATGCGGAACTCTGAAACAAGTTTAAGATACTCATAAGGCTTGCATGTAAATACATCCTGCCACTTTTTCTTATCATAAATCCATGCCTTCATCTGTTCTGCATTCTCAGAAAGAGGACTTCTATCACTATCATCAACAATTGTTGGTGCTGAGGTACCATCTGCGGTAATGGTAATACTAAGGTCACGTCCCTCATAAATGTCAAGGATATTCTCAGTCTTACCCTTCTTCTCGGCAGCTTCCTTACGGAGGTTGTACAACTTTATAATCTGATGATAAGGGTCAGTCTTGTCTGCACGAAGATTAAATTTCCAGAATTTAACGCCTTCATCCTCCTTACCTCTCTCAATACATCTAACAATGACAGCCTCACGCTCTCTATTTGCAATTGAAGCATTCTGAAGCTCCTGTTTCTTAATTGGGTCGGTTTCCTTCGTTGATTCAAGATAAGCCTGATAATTCAACTCACAATAAGGACACTTTCTTCCATACTTCTCATGGTCGATGTCCTCTGTCTTACGAAGGCATATATAAGATTTATATGGCTTTGCACCCTGTGCAACCATTTTCTTATTAACCTCAACATTGTGAACGTGAATTTTTACAAATGGATTACCTGTCTGAAGGTCCATTGGAAGAAGGCGAATTGTAATTGTCTTCTCACTTTCATCTTTATTCAAACGAATGTTCAAATAATTCTTTTCATCGAATGATGAATTTTTTACACTTTTAGAAGTTTTTTCCCCATCAATAACTATTGATTCAGGATTAATGTTCGGTAAATCAATCAAATTTCCCATAATCTTAAATTTTTTTAAACAAATTATTATTAAAA